CCCTTTGCGCCGGTTATATATACGCGGAACAACGTGTGCACGAACAAAGCAGATGCCCTTAGGTGGCCCCTCACTAATGTAAGGGGTCCGCCGGATTGATGAAATCAGGCGTTCCAAGAACTCTGCAGTCTCGTAATAGCCATCATTGTAAAAGGAGTTTGAATACTCCACATAACTTTGATAGCTCTCAGCGTGTAAACGATGACACCATACCGACGAGATTTTCGTTGGTGTGACGTCGACGCCTCTATAGGCGTCGCACCCACATGACTCCCTAAAGAAGTCATGGGTACAGCACTTATCCTCGTTCAGCAACAAGCCGAACTTTGGTAAGTACTCCCTGATAATACCCTGGTCTACGGTATTACAGATAATGTCATCGCCATAAACATAGACACTCTTCGCTGCAAGGTGCAGCGGGAGGCCACGTTTATTCATAACTACTGAGACAGATAATGCCCAGAAAACAAAGGCCTCGACAGGAAAGCATACTGCTGATCCCATCGGTGCGAATTTGTTCAATGGTATTACCCTGCCATCAGGGAGCTTCGTGAACTTGGAGCGAGACGCATTAAGCGCCTCAACCCAGTTCTCTGGAAAGAGGTAATCAACCAATTTCTTCGAGACACGGTCACTGGCTTCCTTCATATCGAGCGTAGCAATGAGTCCCGTTTGGGACCCTTCTAGCTCTAGGTCTCTGTTCACTTGTTGATCAGAGAAGTTCACTTGACCCCGGGTGGGGTAAGTGTTCTCAAGAAGCTCTACAAGTAGAGTCTTCTGGCCTTGTTGAATCCACTGTTTTTCAAGTGGTTCACACGATATGATGCGAGGACCTCGAGAATCCTTGGGGACTAACACGACTTTTGCCGTGCTAGTCCCTTCGGACGATCGAGATACGATCCGATCGATACGATCGGCTACGTGGGAATAGGAAAAGCAGAAATACCCTGTATAAGGATAGATCCGCTCCAAGTCCTGATCAAATCGATTAAATAATCGTTTGGCAGGTCCCCGTTCCCCCGTAGAAACTGCTCCTGGGCCATGACTAGGAATAATATCCCTAGGATCATGAGCGCCAGTACTGCGACGAATAATATCGCGCGCAGTATTGAGAACAGTTTCTTCGAACCCCACGACTTGACTAGGATCGAAATCCAACGTCTCGTCAGTGAGTACGAAGTCGTCAATAGCTTTTGTAGCTGTTGCACTTGCATATGGTAACTTTAGTTTGTATAAGACAAAACAAAGTTGTCTCAGTTGTTTAAGGGCCATTGCCGACGCATCACTGCGTTGGAGGCCCGCGGAGTCGAATACCCCGTTGAAGAGCTCCCAGCAAAACGCCGGAAGTTCTGTCCCTTTCTTCTTTTTAAAAGAAAGGAATTGCAACGGTTCTCCAATGGATAGAGCTTTGTCAATAGCTTTACCCAAACGGGGCAAGGTTTTCGTTAGAAAGCCAAGCCCTTCGGAGCGAACGCGGTTCACAATTTCTTGTTGATCGCGTTCGTAATCTACTCTGCGAACACTAGCAATAGCACCCACCACGTCTGTGTGGAGGTGCAAGTATAAGTCAAGGTAAAACTTGACTAGGCTATTATGATTATCCATAGGATATATCTCCTAGCAACCATATTTGCACTCCCTCTCATAGACGGC